GAAGATAGATTCTTCAGAAAAATATGGTCGTATTCTTGGTTGGGTTTATCTTGATGGAGATACCGTTTCTATTAATGATAAGATGATTAATGATGGACACGCTTGGGGATACATGGGAGAGACAAAGGTAAAAGATTTTACAGCACTTGCAAAGGCTAGAGCAAAGTCTGGCAAGTAATGATAGATTTTAAAATTAAGATAATAGAAAATTTTATAACTTTAGAAGATGCTGATGCACTTGTGAGTTATATAAAAAATAACTATTCAGACAGAACAAAATTCTATACGCCTCTAAAGCATAGGATTGAAAGAAAAATAAGGTATGAATCACACATACCAGAACGAAATACATTTTCAAATCATCCAGAAATTTTACATTTACTAAAAAAATACTCTGATAAATTTTTATCAGAATGTGATCTTTTTTTTAAAGATACTGAAAAAATATACTTAACAGCACAGTGGATGACTATGCTAGGACCACAAAGTAACCTTCCAGCGCATGTAGATAACCATAAAGGTTCAGAGCATTTTTTTAGAAGCGGTGTAATTTATTTAAATGAAGATTTTGATGGAGGATATTTAAATTTTCCAGAGAGAGATTTTACAATTAAACCAAAAAAGTTAAGTCTTGTTATTTTTGATTCTAGAGAAGTACACAAAATACAAGAAGTTTTGTCTGGTGTAAGAATAGCAATGCCTATTTGGGCAACAAATATAAAAGAAAAGGAAGTATCTTATGAACTTTAAAAATATAAGAAGTCAAGCAATGGTAGAGCATTTAATTATGCAGGGAGCCATAGAAATGGCTGGTATAGATGAAAAAGGCGAAATGCTTTATTCAATAACAGACAAACTTGAGTTAGTCAATCCAGGAATTTATGCAGAATTAACAGAACAATACAAGCACCATATGTTTCAAATGATAAAGCAAGGCCCCAAAGCAATGAACTGGAGACTTAGGGTTTAGAGAAAAGTGATACAATGGTTACTTGGGGGTATTTATGAATAACTTGCTAGGTGCATTGGCTTTAACTGTTCCTTTATTATTAATAATAGGATATGTGGTATTCTTTAGAAATAAAGAAGTCTATAAGCCTATGATGACCCAGTCTATGCTTCATAATCAATACTCTATGCAAAAAAAATATATTGAAAAAGTCAATAGAAAAAGCCAGTCAAAGACTCGTAAAGCAAAAGAAAATGTTAGAGTAATTATTGTTGAAGATACTGCTTATTGGATCCAAGATAATGCTTTTTATACAGCACCAATGATAAATAATTTAATTAGCAAAGACTCTGCTATACAAGTTGACACCATGCACATGGATAAGGTACAATTAGACAAGATGTTGTTCATAATGGACAAACTAAGAGAAGGGATTAGCGATGATAGTAGGGGTTCAGGGAACTAGTAGTTTCGATAACTACCAGATTTTTCTTAGATCTATGGCCGTTGCCCTTTCTGAGTTACCAGAGGAAGATAAAAACTTTCACATATACTCTGCAGGACCAAACAATATCAACATGATGGCTATGGAATTTTCAAACCTATCTGAAAAGGGAATGAAGTTAAGAGGCAAGTCTATTAAGTTTATTAGGGTAACTCCTCAGTGGCTAGAAGAAAACATATCAGAAATTAATCACTTTGCTTTTTTGTCTAATCCAAAAGAGCCAGTATCAAAAACAGTTAATATATCAAAACTAAACAATATCAATACAAACGTATACAACTTCTAGCCATTGTTGACAAACATTGTCAAATGTGTTAGAATTTAGTATGCTTCAAATGTGCTTTGGCACACAAACAGATTGGAAAGATTATGAAATTAGTTAATTCTTTAGATGCTATGGAATCAATAGTAGAGAAGAACAGACAACTATCATGGGATGGTTGGACAGTAGTTGAGACATTCCCTTCAGAGAAAGCCTACTACTCAAAGTTTGGCATTTATAAAAACAACAAGTGGCAAATGAAAAAAGAGTTTATTCCTTCTAACAAAGGGTGGGAAATTCCTGATAAGTATGTGATCTAAGTGAATAAATTTAAATGGAAAGATAATGCAGTCTGCTTAGACTATGACACAAACTTATTCTTTGAAAAATATGAAGATGACGAATTACTAAGGCCAGCAATTGATGCACTGTGTTCTTCTTGTCCAGTAAGAAAAGAATGTTTTTCTGTTGGAATTTCAGGCAAAGAATGGGGAGTATGGGGTGGTGTATACTTGGAGAATGGCGAAATATCTAAAGAGTTTTCTAGTCACAAAAGTAAAGACGAGTGGGGTAAAACGTGGCAGTCCCTGACCATGGAGTAATATGTATACAGATGAAATGAGAAGGGCTTTTAGATCATTGCAATGCCCAAAAGGTTTTTCTTTACAAGTAATAGACAATGACCATTTTATAACAGTAAAAGCAAAAGAAAAAGAATTTATGTCTTTACAAACAGTTGAAAAGAAAAAAGAAGCGATAGAGTATATGATCCGTGTAAAGAAGGCATTAGAAGACAATGGTGCTATAGTTTTATTAGTTCGTGAGGGTGGAAAAGAGATTTGAAAAATATAGTTGTAGTAGGTGGTGGCACAGCAGGATGGTTAACAGCCCTTGCTGCACAAAAAAGATACCCCGAACACTTAATTACTGTAATAGAAAGCACAGAAATAGGAATTCTTGGAGCAGGAGAAGCATCAACAGTATCTCTTATTGGATTTTTAAAATATTTAGATATACCAATTGAAGAACTGATAAAAGAAACAAAGTCAACAGTAAAAGTAGCAATTAAGTTTAATAATTTTAATAAAGATGATGAGAGTTATTACCATGAGTTTGCTATTAATAAGTTTAATCCAAAAACAAACAAACTTTATTTAAATAATAAAGATGGCAAGATTTATCCCGTATTGCATCTTTATTGTATGTCACAAAATTTACCAGAAAAAGAATATAAATTAAGTGCTATGGCTTTAGATTCAAATAATTTGCCATTTGTAAGTAAAAATGAAGATCCACTAAATATATCCGACTTTGATATATATAACACGTATGGAATACATTTTGATGCTAGAGAAATGGCTAAGTTTTTATCAAAAATTGCAATAGATCGGGGAGCAATTCACATAGATTCAACAGTAGATAATTTTATTCAAGATAGTGATGGAAACATAGAAAATATTGAATTAGCCAATGGTTCGACAATCAGTACAGATTTTGTTTTTGACTGCACTGGCTTTTATAGAGTAATAAATAAAAAAGTTTTTAACACAGAATGGGTAAGTTTTTCAAATAATTTACCAGCCAAAAGAGCAGTACCATTTTTTCTTGATATTGATAAAGATGAGGTCCCAGCGTATACTGAGTCAACCGCTATGAACTATGGCTGGATGTGGAAGATCCCATTACAGCATAGATACGGATGTGGTTATGTTTTTGACTCTAACTACATAACTGATGAGCAGGCAATATTAGAAATTGAAGAAAAACTAGGGCATAAGATTAAGTCTCCAAAAACATTTAGTTTTGAACCAGGATACTACAAGACGATATGGAATAAAAATACTATAGCAGTAGGTCTTTCAGCAGGGTTTGTTGAACCTTTAGAGGCAACATCAATTATGCAGTCTGTAGAAACTCTTAATCTTATTTTTAAAAATGATCATGATATCTTTGATCCAAAAGATTTAGCAAAAACTCTTAATGAAAAGTATTCTTCTGATTGTGAAGAAATTCGTGATTTTTTATACCTGCACTATATGACAAACAAAACTAATACAGACTTCTGGGCTAATTTTACTAAAAACAATACAATGCCAGAAAGTCTTAAGAATACTCTTGAAATCCTCAGCACTGTAAACTATGTTGAACTAGATATGTATTATTTTAGTAAGATAGGTTATTATATTATTATGTATGGAAATAAGATATTAGATAAAGAGTTTTTAAAAGAAGTTAAAGATGTTTTTGAATCAGAAAAAGATAAAATAGAAAAAATTAATAAAAATAAAAAACACTTGTCAAGCAGTTTTGTTAATCATTATGAATTTATTAAAAAAATGGGTGGGTTTAATGAATAAGATAAAAGTTTTGTTTTCTGTTTTATCAAAAATGAGAGACAGATCTTATTGGAATAAAGAAAATATTACTGAATTTTTTGCGTTTATGACAAAAATTATTATTATTGTTCCTGGTTTGTTATTTGGGATACAGTATTGGTGGCTATACATTTTTGCATTAGCATCTAGTCTAGCATTGATATGGACTTCAACGGTAAAAACACTACCAACAATTATAATATTTAATCTTATATGGACAGCACTTGCTACAACTGCTATACTTAAGTATTGGATATAGAAAAGGAGAAAAATGACTATGATTGATTTAATTTTTATGCTAATTCTGTCGTCTCTGACACTACTTTTTTTGTCTCTGTATGTATTGCAAAAAAGGGCTAACAAAACTCTTATTGCTAAAACTTTAGAAACTTTGTTGCTACAGCAATTAAGTAGGAACACAAACAAAACAGACAAAGATCCTGCGGATGAGGCATTTTTAAAATTTGTTTCAGATTCTCGTGACTGGGCATATCAATACATAGACGAGGCTCAACAAAGTTTAAATAAGTTTATTACTGATATTGAGCCTGAGATAAAGTACTTTGATGAGTACGGGGTGGCAAGTTCAGCCTATCCGCACTATCATTCTATGAAAAAAATATCGGGGGCCTACAAAGAATTAAAGAAACTGCTCCCAGATGACTATGGTAAAATAGATACATGATAACAAACCCTTCCGAAAAAGATGAAATCTATTTAGCAAATGTTGCAAAAATAGGAGGCTCTACAAACAATATACAATATATAGAAAATGTATTGCCTGAAGAAGAACACAAGATTCTGCTTGATTATATAAAAATTACTGATTCCTGGAAAGAGCAGCCATGGAAGGCTCTAACTATTCAATCAGAAGATTTACCTGAAGAAATTATTCAAATACTAAATAAGGTGTTTGAGTTTGTTTATAAAAAGTCTGTAGATCTTTACGATGTAGAAATAAATCCTTTTCATAAGTCTGCACTACATCTAGTTAAGTTTGTAAAAGGCTTTTACTTAGTTCCACATGTAGATACGCTGTCATCCGAAGGTAATCACATTGCTTCAGTATATTATATTAACGATGACTATACTGGTGGAGAAATTAACTTCCCAGAGCATAATTTAGAGATTAAGCCAAAGCCTAACAGTTTAATTATTTTCCCTGGAAATGAAAATTATTTGCACGAGGTGCGTGAAATTCTTGACAGCAACAGGTATAGTTCTGCTATGTGGCTTCAGTTTACTGGCTCTACCTTTAACAAAAAAGCAGAATGGTATAACTAACAAATGAAAAATCAAAATATAGGAAATTCTATAAATAATATACAAATTACAGAAAATATTTTATCCAGTGATGAGCACAAACAACTGCTTGACTATGCTCTAAGTGTTGACTCTTGGACTACTCAGCCTTGGGGTGTTAAAGTATTGCCACCACAAAGACAGTCAAAAGAAATTAACAATATTTTAAATAAAGTTTTTATAACTGCATATCAAAAATGTATAGATTTTTACAATGTAGAACTATATCCTTTTCAGAACAACTTTACTCCTTTAGTTAAATTTGAAAAAAACTATAAAATGAACGAGCATGCAGACACGACAGGAGACTTTGCAGCAATATACTACCTAAATGATGACTACGAAGGTGGAGAAATAAACTTTATGGACCATAATATAAAGATTAAGCCAAAGGCTAATAGTTTTATTACATTTCCTAGTAATGCAGACTATTGGCACGAAGTGCTTGAAAATACTGGAAAAGAAAGATATTCTGCTACTCAGTGGTTTATGTATGCTGGATCTAGCCCTATAAGACCACCGCTAGGTCTAACCAGATGAAAGATGTAATGCTATCAATACTAACAGGTTTTGGATGTGGCGTAGTATTTGCTGCATTCAAATTGCCAGTACCAGCACCACCAGTTTTTGCGGGAGTCGCAGGAATTATTGGTTTATGGATTGGTTTCACAGTACTAACAAAAGTTATATCCTAGGAGGAATAATATGAACACAACACAACTAAAGGCAATGCTTGCATCATACGGACGATCAGTTCTTGGTGCTGCAATTGCACTATACGCTTCAGGCGTAACAGATCCAAAGACACTTGCTTATTCATTGCTTGGAGCCATCGTGCCCGTTGCAATCAGAGCAGTCAACCCTAACGACAAGGCATTCGGAAAGTTTCCAGATGCTAAGGAAGTTGAAGTGGCACTCAAGACTGCCAAGGTAGTTAAGAGACCAGCAGCAAAGAAAGCAGCAGCAAAGAAGTAATCAATTAGATTAGCAGGCTGGTTTAACTAACTAGCCTGCTTTTCTATGCCAATATACTTTATTGTGAATTCTTTTTGATGTATATCTCGTGAAATCCAAGAGGATGCAGAACTATAGCATCAACAGACCAATTTTTGTTAAAATGTAAAAATTCATTTACGCTTTGATATATTCCTACAGGCATATCATAGTGAACAGCATCATAGTTCATGTAAGAAGTAAATCCTATAACCCCACCGACATTAACTAATTGACAACAATGCTTTAGTGCATTTCTTGTTAAAAGTCTTTTTGATATTGAATCAAAAAGAATAAGGTCATACTTTTTGTCTAAAGTAAAAACAATATCTTTTGCATCCCCTTTTATGGTTTTTACATTGGGGTGGTAGGCAAACCTATCTTTTATATATTCTTCATGTGTCATTAAACTGCCTTTTGGCATAGATCCTCCTGGATGTCTAACTCCCTGAGCATTATCATATAGGTCTATAAGGTCTGCACTTTTAGCATTTGTTGTGTCTATAAACATTTTAGCAGATTCCCCATAGCCAGCACCCACCTCTAAGTATGATATATTTTTATTTAATGTTTTTGCATATTCATATTTTGAATTAAAAAGTCTTGCATTGTCTAGTTGACTTTGAGATATAGGTATTGCTATTTCCATTTGACGATCATCATATACCTTTTCTTCATTATAGGCAATAGGCTGTACTATTTCTTTTCCACTAGACCAATTATTATTTATCATACCTACAAGTATATCACCTAAAGGTATAGTATAATAGATACTATTCCGCTTGAGACTTTAAAAGGTTTTACAACGGATGCTCCCTTGATGGGAGAGTTGGCAGGAGTTGAACCTTCGTGGCCTATAGACCTGAGCAGTCGTCTATAAACTGCTCATTCTATATGATATAATTTAACGTATGAGTATGCGTAAAATTACAAAAAATGACTTAGTCCTGGCAACAGAACAAAAAAAAATTCACGTATCAAGAAATTTTCTTAGAAAGCCCCCTTCCTGGTCAGATATAGGGAAGATACATGATTTAGATAAAGAAATAGTGTATATTTCTTTTGGAATATTTCAAGTAGAAGAAAAAGAAATTATCCTTAATTATTACAAAGAGGTAATAGATAGTATTAATAAAATTTATAAAGGACGACCTCTTTTTGGAATGATCATAGTAGATTTTATAAATAGAAATAATAACGTTATTAGTGATCCTGATTGTTCAAATCTGTTTCTTCGGTTTAGTGAAAAGAACCCTTTAAAATTTACAAAACATATTACCATTGAAGACTATGGCGTAGATGGAGGAGACTGGGAACCCAAGGTGCATTCTGGTACAGAAAATAGATTTTTTGTTCAAGGTGGAGGTCAAACCCTGTGGAGACTTTTTGATGATTCAAATAATTTGACCGATGCAATTATATTAAACCCAGGAGATCTGGCTTTTATTCCAAAAGGATTGCTACACAGTGTTGAGTCTTTAAGTCCAATACACTCAATGAGCATAGTCTTTTCTGATGAACCTGTAATATAAACTGCTCATTTATTATGCTACAATTTAATTGTCCCACACAGGACCTTAGTGATGGATTAGTTACCCATTGGATAGAGACCGTGGCGCAAGTCAGGTGAATTGCCTGTGTGGGGCCTTAATATTTTCACGGTATAATGATAGCAATGACTGACAAAGAGTTAGACCATTATAATAAGCAACAGTTTAAGAAGATGCTTGCCAAGATAAAGGAAGACTCTGGCTGTGTAGACTGTGGTGTCAGTAATCACATAATCCTAGACTTTGATCATCTAAGAGACAAGAAATACAATGTGTCCAGAATGATCCATGATGGTTTTTCGTGGAGGGCTATTAAGAAAGAGATTCAAAAGTGTGAAGTGGTTTGTGCTAACTGCCACAGGATCAGGACTTACAACAGGCTAAACGGCATGGTATAATTATTATATGTTAAAAGAAGGCGACTTTGTCATGGGATCAACCTCTGAGGGGGTTGTACACGGCGTTATAGAGCACATCATGACTGAGGGTGGGATACTTGGTACACCTGGATCAGAATATGCTTTGGTTTCAATGCCACCAGAAAATCCAGCAATGTCAGTCAGAATACATAAAGAAGAAAACGGTACATGGAAGCCAACAGCATACAGTATTGGCATGATGTACAAGGATGCTGAAAAAGCAGATATGGATAATCACACAATGGATTCAGAAACAGCAATGGCAATGTA